GACCATGCTCTTTTGGCAAAATCTATTCAACGCTCAATGAGATTCTTCGTCGCGGTGGCAAGTTTAAGAATGGGGCTGTAGTGCTTCATCTTGACTACGACCATCCCGATGCTATGGAATTTATTTCCATGACACGACAAGAGCTGCAATGGGCAAAACGTGCGATCAACGTAGACGAGTACTTTTTTGAGCGCACCACGCCTGAGTTTAGAACTAAACTAATTCAGGCAATCTCCAATGGGGACGTGTGGCTTGTCAAAAAGAAGTATGATCGTTTTGGGAGTAGAGTTTTCTTCCAGGTTTGTCTCGAAGTGGCTATGCCGTCTCGGGGAACTTGCCTCCTTGAACATATTAACGCAGGTGCATGTGGCATTGATGATTTAGAGAAGGCGTTTACTGCTGGCATGAAAGAGGTTTGCGAGCTTCATGCTCGTACTGGAGTGGGTCGCACCAGTGAATATCTCCCGCCTGAAGAGGACAGACAGGTGGGCCTAGGTATTCTTGGCCTTGCCAACTTCCTTTCCATTCATGGCATTTCTTACGAAGATTTTGGTAACGCCCTAGAGAGCTACACGCTTGGCACGGAGCAATGGGATTATTGGTATGAGACAAAGGCTGGCGATGCCGTAAGCGCCTTTGACAATGCAATTGAATCTGCTGCAGAGGTGGCACGCTCGTACAATATGGAACGCGCCTTTGCCATTGCTCCCACCGCCTCTTGCTCCTACCGCTACCTCGACTCTCGCGGCTTTACCACCGCCCCTGAAATTGCTCCTCCTATTGCCCGTGTCGTTGATCGTGACAGCGAAACGATGGGTGTAGAGCGTTTTTACTACGGTGAAGTGGAGATTGCCGAGGAAGTGGGCTGGGAAGCCTTCCGCAAAGTGGCAGATGGCATCATGCGACTCATGGAGCGCACTGGCCTCCTGCACGGCTACTCCCTTAACTGGTGGTCTGACATGGTGGTTTGCGACGAAGACTTCCTGAAGGAATGGCTGGAAAGTCCGCAAACCTCTCTCTACTACGCCTTGCAAGTGCAAAGTGGCACTCAAGCCAAGGATGATGTTGGAGTAGACTTGGAAGAGAGTCTGACCGAGTTCTTTAGCTTGGACAGTGAAGAGGAGCAAGCATCTTGCTCGATTGACGGAGGTTTCTGCGCGAGTTGCGCAGAATGATCTTCAACCACCTTCTCAATGACCATGGGGCCGAAGTGTCGGCCCTTTGTTTTCTGTCTTTTCTTTTCCTCGCATTGATTAACGATGGCCGTTCTTGACTACTTCTCTGCCGTTGCCCGCAAGCGCCCCTGGCAGGCCGTGCCCGTTACCAAAGGCAATCTTGTACCTGGCTCTGAAGAAACCATCTTCCGTGCCCTTGCAATCCGCCACCTAGAGCTTCCCGTGAAGGACATGCTCTTGGAAGGACTCAACCGCGATCTGCCGAGCACGCCTGGCCTTATTGAAAGCATTGAGAGCAACATTCTCGACGAGGAGCGCCATGACATTGCGTTGAATTACGTGGCCGCTGCACATGGCGTGGACGAGAAAGCTGAAGCAGAGGCGATGAAGATTCGTCAAGCATGGATTGATCATCCTGCCCACCCCATTGCCAAGGTGGCTGTTCTTGAGCGGAGCTTGTTCTTCACGATCCTGCCGTTCTTTCGTTTCAATGGTGACAAAGGGCTGCGAACTGTTGCGTCCGACATTTCAAGAGATGAGATTTGTCACGCTTTCTGTCATACGGAAATCTGCAAAGAAGCAGGAGAAAAGTATGGCGAAAGCCTGAACAAGCTCCGCAAGATGACTGCATTGTGGATTTACGACAAGCTAGGCAAGTCGTCCAACAAATACTTGGACAAAGACTTCTGGCTTCGTCAAAGCGATAGCCTATTCTTCCATGGAAAAGCGCCTGAATTGAATGAGACGAAAGCAAGCGTAATGCCAAGTTTCTTTGAAACGAATGCGCTAAATTTGCCTGCCTACGGTAGGTGAATAGGCCGCGCCCTACTTTGCAGGGCTTCCAGCCCAGTGCGAACCAATTGGATAAGGCGGCTCCAGCACCTCTCCCTAGGACGCTAGTGGAAGTACTGACAGCGATGGGGGTTCAAGTCCCTCCTGGGCTTTGTGCTATAGTTTCAAGCGACAGATGCGACGGGCTTGCCTGCCGGTACTGTCGCAAGCCCCTGCTCTAGCAGCAAGGCGGTTTCCGGGGAGTTGGCCAACGTTGCAACCGGAAAACCTAGCAAACGTCGGAAATGGGGGTGGATGCCTGTCCGGTAATTTCAAATTGCCACTTTCGGGCTACCCACCCTCGCCCACAACCCTTTCTTTGGTTCTGAATCCGCGCTAGACGCGATAGTAGGAATCTCCGGGTTGTGTTCCCGCTCTGCCTCGGCATCGGATCCCGCTCTGCTTCGGCATCGGGCCTCAAGTCCTGCTTCGGCAGGCCAGGAGGGTTGATCGCCTCCTGCGGCGCCCCAGGTTTGCGCCTCTCAACGATGCGCAAACTTGGGGCCTTCGGGAAAGATGCCAGACCGGGCTCTGGCTGCTGAGGGGGCTAAATCTCCTTAGCGTAGACGGTTCGATTCCGTCCTTTCCCCTTCTGGTATAGTGGCAGCAACCAGACCCTCATCATGGCCCGCTACCGCATTGTTCGTCGTCCAAGTGTCAAGTATCCCGAGACAGCCACTTACGACGTAGAGCGCTTTTCGTGGCCATTTATTTGGACATGGGTTAACGTTTACTTGACTCTTGAAGGTGCCAAGGCTTACGTTGACGAGTGCAAGGAAAAAGAGGACATGCCTCCAATCAAGCGAGAAGTGGTGTGGGAGAGCGAGCGATGAACAGGACAAGAGTGGCTAGTCTCGTCGCTGCAAGATGCGACATTCCCTACCATCGTGCCATCCTGATCACTGACACGTTCTTTGAAGTGATTGTTGAGGCGATGATGGCAAAAGAGCATCGCGTGAGCCTTCCTGGCTTTGGCTCGTTCATTCCTCGCCTTCATCAACCAAGGCAGTACGAACTGCCCGTCACAAGACGCATCATTAAAGTGCCCGCGCATGTGGTGCCATCCTTCATTCCTAGCCGAGAGTTCATTAAACGCATGAACGGAGGCCGTTACAAGTTTTCTAGCAAACTGTCATGAGCGTTTCGTCTTACTTCTCTGGATTTGCTATTGGACTAGGCGTTGGCATGTTCTGGGGGCGAATCCTCGGCAAACCTCTTCCTCGTGACCAAGATCCTGACTGGCGCCGCAGCTTCAACCACGAAAACACCAAGAGGCCGAGCGGGCCGCCGCCGCTTAAGCTCCGGCGCTCCGGCTATCAGCCACTTTCGCAGCAAGGCATGCCCAACCCACCACCTCGCAACCCATGAGCGCTTTTGTCACATCAGACCTTCATCTAGGCCATTCCAAGATTCTTGAGTTTATCAATCCTGATGGATCTTCGGTGCGCCCGTTTTCTTCACTTGAAGAAATGCACGAAACCTTGATTGATCGCTGGAACAAAATGGTCAACACAAAGGATCGCATTTACATCTTGGGCGACGTGGCAATCCCTCGTTCAGCGCTAAAGCTCCTAGATCGGTTCAATGGGAGCAAGGTATTGGTGCGCGGTAATCACGACATTTACCGTCTTCAGGACTACTTGCCGTATTTCCACGACATTCGCGGAGCATTCTTTCGTGAAGGCTTGATCTATACGCATATTCCCGTGCATCCGTGCAACCTGTCTGGGCGTTACGTCGGCAACGTACATGGCCACTTGCATAGCCATTTGGTTTACACGGACGATGGGCAAGTAGACAGGCGGTTTTTTAATAGCTGCCTGGAGCGCAATGATTTTGCCCCTGTACCATTGGAGAAGATCAGGGCTTACTTTGGGCAGTGACTTCCGAAAGGCGCACTTTCAACACTCCCCTCAGGGAGCCGTGGAACGCCTGTATCCATCAATGCCTCCGTGCCATTGACAATCACACTGCCTTGTACTTACAAACTGGACTTACGTGGCATGAGCAGAAAGCTGCTGCGCTCAGGGCCTACGTTGCGGAGTTGAAAGACTGGTTGATAGAGCAGGAAAGGCAATAAGGCAGTTCGCTGTTTGCGAATGGCGAACAAGGGCAGCAGAGCAAGAGGGTGTCGAGAGGTTCTTCAAGCCTCTTTGTACGACGATTAAGGCAAGGTTGGCCCTGCTCCCTCTTGATACTGGAGGAACGGAATCCCCTTTAACCGTTGGCCAACGGGCTCCTGCAGGAAGCCTCGCCAGCATATCACACGGGCTTGACCATAGAGAAGAAATCAGGCACAATGAAGCGACCACGCCCTTCGTTCCATGGATCTCCGTCCAACAGTCCGCGAGCTAATCCGTTCAGTAAGCCTTTTGCTAAAGCATATCAATGACATAAGAGAGATACATGGCGCTGAACCTGCCGAATATGGACCCACTAGAACAAAAGTGGCTATAGCCCAAAAATCCTTAGAGCAGTATGAGCAGCAAATGCCATCCCGTGACGAGATAGCAAAGATGATTTACGACGGGGCCATGCGCGGATTGGCGAACGAATCCATTTATCCAAAGTGGGAGGAGTTGCCTGACTCTCTCTGCACTCAGTGCGCCTACGAGACTGCGGACGCGATCTTGAATCGGCTTAGCATGGGGACATAAAAATCTCGCCTGCTACAACATTGTCACAGTCTTTCCGTCCAGAACACTGCTGCGCCCTCTTCCCATAGCCTCTTGTTTACGCGCCTGGCCTCTACAAAAGGCACAACGATTTCCCGACAAATGCCGCACCGGGAAAAACAAAGCTTGACCATCAGCCTTCCGCTTTCTTTAGCGTTCGTTCTAGCTTGCGCAGTTTCGGTAGCAATTCTGGCTGGTAAAAGTGCTCTGCAGCCAAGAGCTGCAAGGCAGTCTGCCTGTCCGCTTCCAGCAATGCAACCAGAAAGGTTGCTTCTTTAAGAGAAAGAGAGATGTTCATTGCTGGGATTTTCAGGAAAAGCGAAAAAGGCGCATTTGTGAAAATTGTAGCGGAGGTTATCGGATAAGCGAGTTTAACCAGTCGATGGAATCCTCTTTTGTTGCCTGAAGAATAGCAGCGGCCAGGCAGAAGCAATAGTCATCAATGCTCGATTCTTTACCACCAGTCACCGTCCATTGTCCACTTGCCCTGTAAATTACTCCCAGGTTTTTGAGCTGAGAAATAGCTTTCTTGTGGTTGGGCAATTCAATTAGGCCAGAATTTAGCAGTTCTTTTAGTTTACCAAAAGCCTTCATTTTTGTTGAAACACTCCACGTAAGCTCGCAGATTGGGAATGACTTAGATAGAGATTGAATGGTTGATGCGCTGTTGTATTGGTCAAGCGCAATGCTTTCAAAGTCGTACATTCTGTGTTGTTCAGCAATCCAATACTCCACTTCCGCAATGTTTACTTCCATCTTTCCTGCAATCTCAAAATTGGCTTCAAATTCGTGGAATTTATCAACTACAAGTCTGTCGCCTTCATAGTGAACAATGCAAGCCACGTAGTCATCCCGCCCTTTGCCTCCTCGCGCCGGGTCAAGGGCCAACACGTAAGTCCCCATCAGTTCACGCTGGGGAACGAGCGTAGTGCGATCCTTGTTGACTGCGGCATCAATCACTTCTGGGGCAACGAGCGTTGAGTTGTTATTCCTGAACTCGGCGCCAAACTCTACAGCAAACGTTTCAGGATCTTTCTTGCGTGCATTTTCTAGAAAATCACAGCCCCACTTGAGCCCTGGGTTTATAGCCCATGTGGGAATTTGGCGCGCCGCCATGCCCTTAAACTCGCCGCTTTTGGCCTGCATAAAATGTTCATGAAAGACGCCATCTGCGAGCCAAGGGGAAGAAAGTTCAAGGATTTTGCTATAAGGAGCAAACTGAGCAATGGCAGGAGAAAGGGCATCAAATAGCGCCCTTGCGCCTCTATTGGCGTCTGTATCTAAACTGAAGGCAACTTCGTCAAAAACTGCCAAGGCCACAGCCTTACCCCGCGAAGCCCTTGCAGAAGCAGGGATTGCCTGGAAGATACACTTATTTGACAGCTCAATCTCTAGGGCTGTTTCTCTCACAATCTCTTGCTCGAATGGACTGTTGACTAAGAGCTGTCGGATAAAGTCAAGAGCAATCTTTGCCTGCTTGAGGTCGTTGGCAATCGTCACCACGTAGTAGTTTTCGCCTTTACGAACCCTCTTTTTGAAGTAGTCATCTTGGCAAAGCGCCATATAGACAGCCGCAACCGCCGCCATGGTCGATTTGCCGCTGCGCCTGCCGAGACACCAGACAGCATGGTTGATCTTATCCTCAAACAGCTCGTCAAGGATTTCTTTTTGCTTGTCCCAAAGAGAAAGGCCGAGCGCGTGCTGCGCAAAATCTGAACAAGAAAGCGTCATCGCAGGGTCTTCATAGGTCGCAGCGACGACTGGGGTACAAAAAAAGCTGGCCTGCCTCGCGCAGGATCAGCCCAAAACTTATCTTGCATGGCTTCTTCTCCATAGCACCAGCCATGAAGCAGCGTCTCGCCACTATCAATAGTCACAAGCACAAACTTTCGCTCAGGGCATTCTCCCTTTTGCACAATCAAATCGTAATAACTTTTCGACCGGGTTTTGACATCTATACCTGGCAGATCCTCACTGCCGCGCTTTGCCTCAGTCTCTTTGAACAGCTCATGCTTTAGCCCTAAGAAAGAGGCCACTGCGACTTCCCCTGCCGCACCAAGCAAATGCACTTTCAATGCTTCATCGCCAAGCCTTGGCCCCTTGTTCCGGCCTCTCAGCCCCTTTGCTTCGTTCACAGCCTGCCTGCGATGGCCTTCCTCCATCGCTAGTTGCCGCTCTTCGTCAGTGAATGTGAAAAGAATGGGAGTGGGGGCCATAAAAGCGTGGGTATCGTCGCCATGATAACCACTATTAGAATGGGGAGACTAGCCGCGGGAATCAATGGCAGACGACGTAGTTGATCTTGGACACGCCACGGAAAACGGGCTTAGGGCCGATTCACTGGCGAACGTCTTAACTGGGATGGGGACGAGCCGAGATAAAAGCCGCCACACTTCTACCCAGCCCATCGTATTCCTCGCACAGGAGGAACTAGAAAATCTCTATGGAGAGTGGATATGCAGGCGCGTCATTGACGTAGTAGCAGAGCAATCTACGCGCAAAGGCTACAAAGTGTTGTTTGGTGGTGATGGCGCTAGAGCAGAGGAAGTAGCGGGCATCGAGCAAACCATCGAAGACCTTTACATTCTTGAGCACTTCATGCTTGCCAGCAAGAACGCCAGGCTGTATGGCGGCTCGGTGATTCTGCTCTACATTGACGATGGGCGAGAGGAGAATCAGCCAGTAGACAAGCGCAACATTCGCGCCATTGAAGGAATGGAAGTGCTTGATCGCTGGCAGATTGCGCCAGTTATCAGCGAGGAAAACCTATACGACTA